TTACGCCTTCTTTATATCCTCCATAATTCCAGAGTGGGACATATTTGGGACATTATCACCAAAAATGTCGTCTATTTTCCTCGCATGCTCTGTCAAATGATTAGGCGCAAGGTGAGCATACCTACGAACCATTTCTATGGACTCCCATCCGCCCATTTCCTGAAGCACTGATAATGGGACGCCTGACTGAATCAGCCAGCTTGCCCAGGTGTGTCTGAGGTCATGGAAACGGAAATCTTCAATTCCTGCACGACGACAAGCTGATAGCCATGATGTCTTGCTGTCGATGCGCATCTTCCTGACCGCAGGCGTTGATGTTCCATCTGCTCGCTTAGCCGCCTTGGTATGTACAAACACCCATTTGTGATGCTTGCCTATTTGATCACGCAACACTTTACAGGCGGTATCGTTCAGCGCCACACCAATGGCGCGGTTTGATTTGCTCTCTTCTGGATTCACCCAGGCAACTCGTCGCTGCATGTCGATTTGTTGCCATTCCAGATTTATGATGTTCGACTTTCTCAGACCAGTTGCCAGCGCAAACTTGACGACAGATTTCAGTGGTTCGGGGCACTCATCAATAAGGCGTTTTGCTTCCTCCTTTTCCAGCCATCTGACTCGCTTGTTTCTGACCGCTGGTATCTTGATGACAGGCGCTTTTTCCAGCCACTTCCAGTCGCGTTCTGCAGCACGGAGAATGGCCTTTATCATGGCAAGATGCTTTGCCTTTGTCTGAGTTGATACTGGCTTTGGTTCATAAACAGGCGGTTCTTTACCTTTCCTGATGGCGGCCTGAACTTTCTGTTTCCATATTTCTTTCGTCTTTCTGTTATGCATTCTGCTTACAGCAGAGTAAATCTTTGCCTCCGAGATATCTTTAAGCCTTATACCCTCAAAATGTTCAAGCCAGAACTCAATCCGGCTTTTATCTGAATCGAGAGATTTTTTATCAGCTTTTTCCTCAAGCCATCTTAGGCAGGCCTCTTCAAAAGTGACATCAGGTAAATCCCCTAGCTTTTCTACTCGCCAGAGTTCTGCTTTTCGCTTGTCGTGCAACTCCTGAGCTTGCCGCTTGTCCTTTGTGCCAAGAGATTCCTTAATTCGTTTCCCGCCCGGGAGCGAATACGAGGCATACCATATTTCATTTCTGCGGAAGAGTGACATTTTCTTTCCTCTGTTATGCCATCACCCGCGCTCACCTGGACAGTATGCAGCGGAGACTGAAGCGCCGCAATGCAGGCTTGCCGTGTTGTGAGGTAAGGAGATTTTGGCTTGGTTGGATCTTTACGTGTTGCCTGTAGGCGGCCTGTTCGTATCCAGTTGGTGGCGGTTGGTCTGGATATCTTAAGAAACTGACAGGCCTCATCGAGTGTGAGGCTGTATGATTCCATGGTTACCTCTGCTTTTTGAACGCATGTCACGTAACTTCTTAATGTGTTCTGCCGTTTCGATCTCTTCTGCTATCCGATCTGCATCAGCTTTATTCACAGGTTCAAAGTCATGATTAAAGCGGAACATGCTGGCGATACATGTTCTGCCTTTTCGGATGTAGTGAACTTTGTTGTGGGTAGAACGCAGGATTTTGCAGGGAGTACCGTGGTGGTCGACGTACCAGGTGTTAGGAAAAATGATTCTGAACATTTTTACACCTCAGTTGGACGATGTTGAAATTTGCTGCTTTGAGGCCATCACAGTCCCCATTGTTTGTTCTTAAGTTCGATCTCCTCCTGGCAACTTGCACAAGTCCGACAACCCTGAACAGCCAGGCGTCTTCGCTCATCTATCGGATCGCCACACTCACAACAATGAGTGGCAGATACAGTCTGGTAGTTCAGACGACGCATTTTTATTGCTGTATTGCGCTGTAATTCTTCGATTTCTGATGCTGAATCAATTATGTCTGCCATCTTTCATTAATCCCTGAATTGTTGGTTAATACGCTTGAGGGTGAATGCGAATAATAAAAAAGGAGCCTGTAGCTCCCTGATGATTTTGCTTTTCATGTTCATCGCTCCTTAAAGACGCCGTTTAACATGCCGATCGCCAGACTTAAATGAGTCGGTGTGAATCCCATCAGCGTTACCGTTTCGCGGTGCTTCTTCAGTACGCTACGGCAAATGTCATCGACGTTTTTATCCGGAAACTGCTGTCTGGCTTTTTTGATTTCAGAGTTAGCCTGACGGGCAATGCTGCGAAGGGCGTTTTCTTGCTGAGGTGTCATTGAACAAGTCCCATGTCGGCAAGCATAAGCACACAGAATATGAAGCCCGCTGCCAGAAAAATGCATTCAGTGGTTGTCATACCTGGTCTCTCTCATCTGCTTCTGCTTTCGCCACCATCATTTCCAGCTTTTGTGAAAGGGATGCGGCTAACGTATGAAATTCTTCGTCTGTTTCTACTGGTATTGGCACAAACCTGACTCCAATTTGAGCGAGGCTATGTGCCATCTCGATACACGTTCTTAACTCAACAGGAGATGCTTTGTGCATACAGCCCCCCGTTTATTATTTATCTCCTCAGCCAGCCGCTGTGCTTTCAGGGGATTTCTGATAACAGAAAGGCCGGGAAATACCCAGCCTCGCTTTGTAACGGAGTAGACGAAAGTGATCGCACCTACCCGGATATTATCGTGAGGATGCTTCATCGCCATTGCTCCCCAAATACAAAACCAATTTCAGCCAGTGCCTCGTCCATTTTTTCGATGAACTCCGGCACCATCTCGTCAAAACTCGCCATGTACTTTTCATCCCGCTCAACCACGACATAATGCAGGCCTTCACGCTTCATACGCGGGTCATAGTTGGCAAAGTACCAGGCATCTTTTCGCGTCACCCACATGCTGTACTGCACCTGGGCCATGTAAGCCGATTTTATTGCCTCGAAACCACCGAGCCGGAATTTCATGAAATCCCGGGAGGTAAACGGGCATTTCAGTTCCAGGCCGTTGCCGTCACTGCATAAACCATCGGGAGAGCAGGCGGTGCGCATACTTTCGTCGCGATAGATGATCGGGGATTCAGTAATATTCACGCCGGAAGTGAATTCAAACAGGGTTCTGGCGTCGTTCTCGTACTGTTTTCCCCAGGCCAGCGCCTTAGCATTAACTTCCGGAGCCACACCGGTGCAAACCTCAGCCAGCAGGGTGTGGAAGTAGGACATTTTCATGTCAGGCCACTTCTTTCCTGAGCGGGGCTTTGCTATCACGTTGTGAACTTCTGAAGCGGTGATGACGCCGAGCCGTAATTTGTGCCATGCATCATCCCCCTGTTCGACAGCTCTCACGTCGATCCCGGTACGCTGCAGGATAATGTCCGGTATCATGCTGCCACCTTCTGCTCAGTGGCTTTCTGTTTCAGGAATCCAAGAGCTTTCACTGCTTCGGCCTGTGTCAGTTCTGACGATGCGCGAATGTCGCGGCGAAATATCTGGGAACAGAGCGGCAATAAGTCGTCATCCCATGTTTTATCCAGGGCGATCAGCAGAGTGTTAATCTCCTGCATGGTTTCATCGTTAACCGGAGTGATGTCGCGTTCCGGCTGACGTTCTGCAGTGTATGCGGTATTTTCGACAATGCGCTCGGCTTCATCCTTGTCATAGATACCAGCAAATCCGAAGGCGAGACGGGCACACTGAATCATAGCTTTATGCCGTAACATCCGTTTGGGATGCGACTGCCACGGCCCCGTGATTTCTCTGCCTTCGCGAGTTTTGAATGGTTCGCGGCGGCATTCATCCATCCACTCGGTAACGCAGATCGGATGATTACGGTCCTTGCGGTAAATCCGGCATGTACATGATTCATTGTCCTGCTCAAAGTCCATGCCATCAAATTGCTGGTTTTCATTGATGATACGGGACCAGCCATCAACGCCCACCACCGGAACGATGCCGTTCTGCTTGTCAGGGAAGGCGTAAATTTCTTTCGTCCACGGATTAAGGCCGTACTGGTTGGCGACGATCAACAATGCGATGAACTGCGCATCGCTGGCATCACCTTTAAATGCCGTCTGGCGAAGAGTGGTGATCAGTTCCTGTGGGTCGACAGAATCCATGCCGACACGTTCAGCCAGCTTCCCAGCCAGCGTTGCGAGTGCTGTACTCATCCGTTTTATACCTCTGAATCAATATCAACCTGGTGGTGAGCAATGGTTTCAACCATGTACCGGATGTGTTCTGCCATGCGCTCCTGAAACTCAACATCGTCATCAAACGCACGGGTAATGGCTTTTTTACTGGCCCCGTGGCGTTGTAAATGATCGATGCAGAGTGATTCAAACAGGTGCTGGGGCAGGCCTTTTTCCATGTCGTCTGCCAGTTCTGCCTCTTTCTCTTCACGGGCGATCTGCTGGTAGTGACGCGCCCAGCTCTGAGCCTCAAGACGATCCTGAATGTAATAAGCGTTCATGGCTGAACTCCTGAAATAGCTGTGAAAATATCGCCCGCGAAATGCCGGGCTGATTAGGAAAACAGGAAAGGGGTTAGTGAATGCTTTTGCTTGATCTCAGTTTCAGTATTAATATCCATTTTTTATAAGCGTCGACGGCTTCACGAAACATCTTTTCATCGCCAATAAAAGTGGCGATAGTGAATTTAGTCTGGATAGCCATAAGTGTTTGATCCATTCTTTGGGACTCCTGGCTGATTAAGCATGTCGATAAGGCGTTTCCATCCGTCACGTAATTTACGGGTGATTCGTTCAAGTAAAGATTCGGAAGGGCAGCCAGCAACAGGCCACCCTGCAATGGCATATTGCATGGTGTGCTCCTTATTTATACATAACGAAAAACGCCTCGAGTGAAGCGTTATTGGTATGCGGTAAAACCGCACTCAGGCGGCCTTGATAGTCATATCATCTGAATCAAATATTCCTGATGTATCGATATCGGTAATTCTTATTCCTTCACTACCATCCATTGGAGGCCATCCTTCCTGACCATTTCCATCATCCCAGTCGAACTCACAAACAACACCATATGCATTTAAGTCTTTCGAAATTGCTATAAGCAGAGCATGTTGCGCCAGCATGATTAATACAGCATTTAATAAAGAGCCGTGTTTATTGAGTCGGTATTCAGAGTCTGACCAGAAATTATTAATCTGGTGAAGTTTTTCCTCTGTCATTACGTCATGGTCGATTTCAATTTCTATTGATGCTTTCCAGTCGTAATCAATGATGTATTTTTTGATGTTTGACATCTATTCATATCCTCATAGATAAAAAATCGCCTTCACACTGGAGGGCAAAGAAGATTTCCAATAATCAGAACAAGTCGGCTCCTGTTTAGTTACGAGCGACATTGCTCCGTGTATTCACTCGTTGGAATGAATACACAGTGCAGTGTTTATTCTGTTGTTTATGCCAAAAATAAAGGCCGACTATGCGGCCTGAAATTACTTAACCAATGATGCTGCATATTCGATAAGGTAAAGCTTTGGGGCCAGCCAAATTTTTAACCAAGTCATATTGGTTACTACACCAATAATAAAAATCCCCCACAGAGTCAAAACTCCAACCAATGGCATGATAAGAAGATTAATATCACCTTTGCTATCCCAAACCATTGTCGGCCTGTATTTGGGATTTCCTTTCTCCCATGAATATCCTTCATCACCGATTTTACCTGTCTCAACTCTTTGGCACTGCTTCTTCATAAACCAGAAAACCAGTGGGATTGTTAGAATGGCCATTAATGTTTTAATCAGACTGTCAACCATATTCCATAGCAGCAACTGATGAACAACATCAGGAATCTGTGCCTGGCTAAATGAAACAGCCGCGTCTATTCCATTACTGGCTTTTTGCAGTAGTTCTACGAGAATCTTGTTTGCTTGTTCTTCCATATATCACCTTGATTGTAATAAGCATGAAATTATTTACGGACAAAAATAAAGGCCACCATCAGGCAGCCTTGTAGTTCTGTTTACCAAGTTCTCTGGCAATCATTGTCGTCGTTCGTATTGTCTACACCATTGATTCTTATCAATAGTCGTAGTCATACGGATAGTCCTGGTATTGTTCCATCACATCCTGAGGATGATCTTCGAACTCTTCAAATTCTTCTTCCATATCTCACCTCAAATAAGTGGTTTGCTGCCTAATTTCATTTTCTGGCGACCAACACAAGTCATCTTGCTGTCAGTTGTTTGGATTTCCGGTAGCCTGCCGCGTAAAGAGCTACGTTTGGAAGACAAGTTGAGCCTTCATATTTTCTGGTCAGCGTTGTCAGTGTTATTACTTCTGCTCTCATTGCTGGTTTGCGCTTGCATTGCAAGACCACTCGTGAAGGGGTTGGCCTGTGTAGCTTGTCGGAGCTGATCGCCTTCTGACTTTGCAGATTTGCGCGACGAGCTCTACGGCGAGAAGCTGCGGTGCCTTTAAATTCTGTTTTTCTGGACATAGATTCCTCCCGAATAAACTTTGGCGATGCAATCTCGAAGCTCCTCCTGAGACGGTTGCTTCGGCATTGCATCCCACAGCTCATGTGGTTGGGTGATCTGGCTTTTCAGCCACGTAGTCGAGAGTTCGACGTTGTTTAAAGAGCCTGCCAGTCTGTTCCGTTTGGCTTCCAGCGTCCTGCTGACGGTTAAATAGTACGATATGTACTTTATTGTGTCAATACGATTTGCTCTAAAATGGGGTGATTTTTTATAACACTTTGTATTTAATAGTGTTGTTTTTTAGCGTGGGTGTATTGCCTCGGCGATGTAAGGAGAGATCAGAATTGCGTGGTTTAGTGAGTTGTATCTATTTATTTTTCAATAAATACATTTGGTTATGTGTCTTTAGGTGGGGGCGTGAGGCAAAGAAAACCCGGCGCTGAGGCCGGGTTTTAGCTAATGATTTGGAATCCTATATCCTCAAGCGTTGCGTCACCTCTGCATAACGCATGAAAGTGACGAGCTTTCAGTCCAGCTTGCTTAGCCATGGATTTTATTAAATCTCTGGAGAATGGGGCGTGATGCTTATCAACTGTAACCACCCATTTTCCTTTACTGTTCTTGAGAACCCACTGTTCGTGAGAGGTTCCTGTTTTAGGTTTCATTTCAAACCCCATTTTCTTAAGTCCCCTGATTACCTCGTCGTATTTCAAAGGAGTAAGCTTTTTCAAGAACATGTAATGTAACCCTAAGCATGAGCATCACAAGGCTCAGCAAAGAGTTTTGCTTCACCTCGTTTTCTGACAAAAACCTGAAATGCAATTACCCAATACTTAAGCCACATAGATAAAGGTGCTTTCCGACTTAGTAGTTGTTTTGCATATTCCGGCTCTGATAGCGCTTCAGTGAAAAAATCTTTAATCTGCTCATCCAGTTTGTTTACAGCTTCTTTCATAGTATCTGCTTGCGCTGCCAATGACAGGTCTAAACATGCAGCTACGTAAACGCCGTTCTGCTGGTAGGCCATGCAACGTAAGGTTTTCATTTTATCTCTCCTCAGAAGCTCTCATGTAGGAGCTTAAGTGAAGTTTACCCTATAGGTAATTTTAGACAACCCCAAAATACCTATATTTTGTAAATGTCAATACATTAGCAGCGAATACCTTCCAACTTATCCACAAGCCAGAGATTGATAGCTTAAAAAACAAACAGAGAAATTACCCAAACGTCTCTTCTGGCCACTGGCTGGCGATAACTTTCCCCACAACGGAACAACTCTCATTGCATGGGATCATTGGATATTGCGGGTTTAGTGGCTGTAGAAACACCTGACCGCTATCCCTGATCAGTTTCTTGAAGGTAAACTCATCACCACCAAGTCTGGCTATGCAGAAATCACCTGGCTCAACAGCCTGCTCAGGGTCAACCAGAATTAACATCCCGTCAGGAAAACTAGGTTTGGAACCTGTTGGGGCGGTCATCGAGTTACCTTCAACCTCAAGCCAGAATGCAGAGTCACTGGCTTTTTTGGTTGTGCTTACCAATCTCTCCGCATCGCCTTTGGTAAAGGTTCTGAGTTCTGGAGAGAACATCCCAGCCTGAACATGAGAAAAAACAGGGTACTCATATTGTTTTTTAACTGGGGCCGATGAGTATTCGCCAACAGGTGAAAATGTCCCGTCGTGGTTGAATGATATGTTATCAATACCAAGGTATTTAAACACCACACCAATATCACTAAGAGATGGATGACGAGATCCGCGCAACCAGTGTCCAATTCCACCCTGCGTCATACCTAGCTCTTCGGCTAACTTCTCTTGAGTTATGCCGAGCTCTTTCATTCTGGATCTAGCCAGTTCATACCATTTCATTTTCATGTCCTTATTATTACGCTCTGTATTGCAACCATCCATGCACAATGTGTATTTTTTCTTGCATTAAAAAAGTACATATTGTATTTTTTTCTTCATGGTTACTATGGAGGGCATATGAGCAACCTACGAAAATATCGAGAGTCACTGAATATCTCTCAAACAACACTTGCTAAGGCAGTTGGATGCACACAGGGAGCTATCGGACATTGGGAATCTGGTCGTCGCTTCCCAGACCTTAAAACATGCCGTGCTCTTGTTGCGTGTCTAAACAAGTTAGGCGCAAAAGTAAGTCTTGATGACGTGTTCCCGCCGGAGCACAAAGCCGCTTAATAAGCGGAGCCGCTCTTTGTAACAACGGACATTCGTCCTACGTCGCTGAAAAGCGAGCCCCAAGATATCTGACCAACTAAGGCCATATGCGTTTCCACGCATACCTTTCAACTAACTATTCACTATTGGAAATCTTAAGAAATGGAACAAACAAATTACAGCAAACTATCACAGCGCGACGTTGATCGCGCAGAAACAGATTTACTTATCAACCTGTCAACGCTTACTCAGCGCGGTCTGGCAAAGATGATTGGCTGTCATGAATCGAAGATAAGCAGAACAGACTGGAGGTTTATAGCTTCGGTCTTGTGTGCTTTTGGCATGGCATCAGACCTCAGTCCGATTAGCAGAGCTTTTAAGTATGCGCTTGATGAAATCACCAATAAAAAACGCCCGGCGGCAACCGAGCGTTCTGAACAAATCCAGATGGAGTTCTGAGGTCATTACTGGATCTATCAACAGGAGTCATTATGACAAACACAGCAAAAATACTCAACTTCGGCAGAGGTAACTTTGCCGGACAGGAGCGTAATGTGGCAGATCTCGATGATGGTTACGCCAGACTATCAAATATGCTGCTTGAGGCTTATTCGGGCGCAGATCTGACCAAGCGACAGTTTAAAGTGCTGCTTGCCATTCTGCGTAAAACCTATGGGTGGAATAAACCAATGGACAGAATCACCGATTCTCAACTTAGCGAGATTACAAAGTTACCCGTCAAACGGTGCAATGAAGCCAAGTTAGAACTCGTCAGAATGAATATTATCAAGCAGCAAGGCGGCATGTTTGGACCAAATAAAAACATCTCAGAATGGTGTATCCCTCAAAACGAGGGAAAATCCCCTAAAACGAGGGATAAAACATCCCTCAAATTGGGGGATTGCTATCCCTCAAAACAGGGGGACACAAAAGACACTATTACAAAAGAAAAAAGAAAAGATTATTCGTCAGAGAATTCTGGCGAATCCTCTGACCAGCCAGAAAACGACCTTTCTGTGGTGAAACCGGATGCTGCAATTCAGAGCGGCAGCAAGTGGGGGACAGCAGAAGACCTGACCGCCGCAGAGTGGATGTTTGACATGGTGAAGACTATCGCACCATCAGCCAGAAAACCGAATTTTGCTGGGTGGGCTAACGATATCCGCCTGATGCGTGAACGTGACGGACGTAACCATCGCGACATGTGTGTACTGTTCCGCTGGGCATGCCAGGACAACTTCTGGTCCGGTAACGTGCTTAGCCCGGCCAAACTCCGCGACAAGTGGACCCAGCTCGAAATCAACCGTAACAAGCAACAGGCAGTCGTGACAGCCAGCAAACCAAAACTCGACCTGACAAACACAGACTGGATTTACGGGGTGGATCTATGAAAAACATCGCCGCACAGATGGTTGACTTTGACCGTGAGCAGATGCGTCGGATCGCCAACAACATGCCGGAACAGTACGACGAAAAGCCGCAGGTACAGCAGGTAGCGCAGATCATCAACGGTGTGTTCAGCCAGTTACTGGCAACTTTCCCGGCGAGTCTGGCTAACCGTGACCAGAACGAACTGAACGAAATCCGTCGCCAGTGGGTTCTGGCTTTTCGGGAAAACGGGATCACCACGATGGAACAGGTTAACGCAGGAATGCGCGTAGCCCGTCGGCAGAATCGACCATTTCTGCCATCACCCGGGCAGTTTGTTGCATGGTGCCGGGAAGAAGCATCCGTTATCGCCGGACTGCCAAACGTCAGCGAGCTGGTTGATATGGTTTACGAGTATTGCCGGAAGCGAGGCCTGTATCCGGATGCGGAGTCTTATCCGTGGAAATCAAACGCGCACTACTGGCTGGTTACCAACCTGTATCAGAACATGCGGGCCAATGCGCTTACTGATGCGGAATTACGGCGCAAGGCTGCCGATGAACTGACCTGTATGACAGCGCGAATTAACCGTGGTGAGACGATACCTGAACCAGTAAAACAACTTCCTGTTATGGGCGGTAGACCTCTAAATCGTGCACAGGCTCTGGCGAAGATCGCAGAATGA